CACTCACCAGCGTCTAGAGCTGAGAGCCGAGAGCTTCTTTTTCCCGCGTCCTATGAGGCGTGGCAGCCGAGCGATGAGAGATTCTGAGATAGAGCCATTACTGCATCCCGCCGAAGCCCCGAAGCCTATGTCGCTTGACCGCGATTATAAGATTCTTGAGCACCGGCCGGACTTACAGGAGCTCTGTTGCGCGCGTCCTCTCCCGCAACTACCGGTTGCTCCCACCTGTTGCGCCACAGCGACGAGTGGGTACCAACCCCTCCCGCCCTATCCTGATAGATCTGGGGCTCATACCACGTGCGACGTGACGTCAGTCGCCGAGGTGCGGGAGAAGGTTGGCGAGCAAATTACTTCGTTCATTGAGGGCTTGCTCATTCATGACGAGCACCACGACACCGAGGAGCACCTCTTAGCAGAGGATGTCCGCCGTTTGCCGTGGTTGCGCACTGTCGCCAAGATCGCCTCGCGGAACATTCAAGTGTGTTGTGTTCCCATCAGCGAGCTGGCCGGCATGTACCTCAGGCGTGAGCTTTTAAAGATCAAGAACTCCACGCTGCAGAGCACCACTTGGCATGGCAAAACCAGGTGGTGGCTGTCAGACAGGTCCACGCAGGTTTCTGGCGAAGACCGTGTGCAGCGCCTGGTCTCTAGTTTGATTCGTTCCGAGACTAAGACGCACGCTTTTGACTCGACTGCTCGCAAGAAGGTCCCGAAACATCAGAAACATCACGACCACTCACTCTTCCGGCAGCTGGCGCAAAACTTCAAGCCACCCATGGCGGAAAAGAGCGTCATTGCGAGCAACGAAAGCAATCATCCGGTTGCAGGCGCCTCCCGCAAGGTTGGCGTAACTGCAACGCGCGACGCACTTCACGGTGCTGGCTACCAGATGTTCGATGAGAGCATTAGTGGCGCTGCGCGCGACAAGAAGGCTGCTGGCCGCCGTGAAGTCCACGGCATCAAAGACCTACAGCATGCTAATCCGGATGACTCTTATCTCCCCGGCATGGTGTACACGTTTGTCGACCAGGACATGTACATCGACGATTTCTCAAAGTACGCCGGCGAGAACATGGTTATCATCACCCCCGAATACGACAAGCTCGCGGGTGTTGGCACCGACTCCGTGTGGTACTACACGGTCACGGCGCGTGGGGAGGTTGTAGTGACCGAGCGCGTCGCGACTGTCAATGGCGCTACTTATCCGGACCAGCGTCCTTGGGACTACGCGGCGAACGACTTTATCTTCATCGAACACCTTGGCAAGACCGCCTTTACGACGTACAACGTCTGCATCCAATACCAGCCCGGCTCGCATCACAAGTGGGTTTGGTTGGCTCGCAACACGACTACAAGCCTTTCAAAGTCGGTCTGCGACATGATGTGCGAGGTGGCACAAGGCACTCCCCTCGACGGCGTCCCGCTTCGCAAAGCGAGCAACGTCGTCGTCGTCCAGGGAGATTCAAAGATCAAGCAGGATACGTTTCTGCTCGGTCTGTTCGGTGATACCGAGTGCCCGAAGTACAGCATCAAGTACGCTTACGATCAGGGCGCCGACTCCTCGATGGAATTGACTGAGAACCAATACAAAGTGTTCAACCTCATGGGGAAGAACCGCCCGAAAGGGTATGGCGTTTCGGAAGTCAAGCGCACCATGCAGATGCACACCATCTGGCGCCCCGGAGGGCTCGAGCCGCTTTTAGTAGCTTTCTTCGGGATCCCCATCGAGTACCGACCTCGGCCTAATATCATGTACACCAGTCAAGCAGGGTCACTTGACGACGACGAGGTAGCCGAGGTAGGAACCGCCACCAATGCAGCACCGAACGTTGCTGGTGGCGGACCGGGCGTGGCGGATACAAAGTCCGACGCCGCGCACGACGCGTACGAGAAGAAGCGTTTGAAGGAGAACAGCAACAAGATCGATCCTCCCGCCAACATCAAGGATCTTGCATCATTGCTCCTTCCACGCTTCATCGAACAGGTCTCAGGCGAAACCGGCATCGCCTTGGGATCGGTTACAATGGTGGGTCGCGAAATCATATATCAACGGCGTACCCAGGCATTGCAAGCCGCGCGTCTACAACGCAACGTCGAACTTGATGCTCGCGAGACGGTTCCCAAGACTAACCTCAAGAGTGAGGTCGGTCCCAAAGCGAGCGTCGCGCCCCGTGGGATCACGCAGTATACTGAGGAAATGGCCATTCAGACTGGACGAGTTGGCCTCCTTGTTAAGGAAGTACTCAAGCACTGCGGGTTCTACCAACCTGGCAATTCCCCCCACGACATCGCCATGTCCATTCGCAAGCTCACCGAGATTGCGATGCATGCCGCTGACGTCGATAAAGGTGGTCAGGTGAGCGGCCTGCACGACACGGATTACTCCAAGATGGACGAGACTATCAGTGAATATATTTACTCCTGGTTTGTCGAGTTCGTCCTGGCGTTTGTCCACCCCGTCGATTACGAGGAAGTTAAGACAGTACTCGAGGCGAATGTGGATTTCATTACCATGCTCAACGGCAAGCCAATTAAAACCGGCTTTAAGAACAACAGCGGATCTGGCGTGACGACTGAGCTGAACACAGTCGTCTCCGCGTTCGTTGAGTATGTGTCAACGTGCCTTGCAATCACGAGGACCACGTTCCGGTTGCGCCGCAAAATGGAGCTGGATTTGTCGACTGTCAAGAGGTCCACCATCCGCACAGCGCTGAAGTATTATGCGGAAAATTTTGGTGACCTCTCCCATCTTTTCTGGGGTGACTTCATGTTCAAGGACAAGAAGGTCGACATCTACAGCATTCCATACGCCGTCATCGGGCCAAAGTTTGGCGACGACGGTGTTGGGCCTCATCTTCCTGGCATCTCTGATGATGACTGGAACACTTCCGCCACTTTTTTCACGGTGGCAATCGGGATGAAGCTCAAAGTGGCGTTTTCGCGTCCCGAGGATGGCACATTCTTCCTCGGGCGTTATTATCCAAAGCCGTTGGAGTCTCTGGCTTCGTACGCGGACGTTGTCAAGGCGCTCCGTAAAATCTCCGTCGCGCGCAATCTCGACGTTGACAAGTACAAGCTCAAGCTTCACGGGTACTGGACAACCGATTCGCAAACACCAGGAATTCGTGAATACCTTATCGCTGTCGCAAGGATGTACAACGTCGATCTCCACTGCTACGAGGGCATTGTAGAGACTGACAATGATGGCACTCCTATGCTCACGAGGGAGATGGCCCATCTCCTTGCGACGGATCGGGACATGTTTTATCGCGTAGCTGGCGGACCCTACTGCGTCACGGACGACGACGTCCCGATGATGCTCGAGGCCATTGCCACTCAAGTCAACTTCGAGAGTGCCTCGGAGTTTGAGGGCTGGCTTGAGTCCCTTGCCCAGTGCGCGACATGGGAGGATCTCGATGCCTTCCAATTGCCAGGGATGGACTACGACCCCGATGCCGAACCAGAGGGAACGGTGCGGATGTCGGGTCCTGTCGCCAACCTGCTTTCCGCTGCAACGTCACGGACGGATACAATGTCCGAGTTCTCACTTGACGACCTTGCGGCAGCTGCCGAGATCGCTCTCGAGGAGCTGCTCCACACGGAGGAAGCAGGCGAAACGTCACCTAACGCTTCGGCGTAAGGTGGCGTGCGACACCCTTCTCACCAGACGTTTCTTTTACGCGCTTCGCGCGGGATGGTTCTTGACGTCTGTGACCGTTAGGTTTGCTGCCGAATCGGTCAGGGTGAGTGAGAGATTGACCCCTCGAAAGCTACAGGCTTGTGCACCTTTATTGGTGCGCGAAAGAACAAGATCGATCGATATGACGTCACTGGCTGATGTTCAGAAGATGCGCGACATCGTGCGCTCCAAGGAACCAATGGATGAGCTATGCAAGAACAGGCTCATCACTCCTGAGGCGTGCGACTGGGTTAAGTATGCCCTAGATCCGTTCCACGACATGGAGTTAGAAAACCTGCGTGGGTATCCGGACGTCGCAACAGAGCCAACCGTCGTCGTGAAGATACGTCAAGCCATCACCGTTGCCAAGCCACCTGGCTTGCCAGCTGGTGCGAATTGGGATTGCCACATGGTGCTATCGCCCATTGACTTCTCACCGTGCGATGAGTCTGCAGTCACTACGGCGAAGGTCTATCCTTTTGGCAATCCAGCACGCCCCACTACAGATGGCGTTGCTGGCATGATTGTGCCCAACTCCAC